TGGTTCCTATGTCAGTGGTGGCAAGAAATGACGGAGGTGCTTGAACTCACTCCGGCCGAAGTCATTGCTGCGACTTTCGCGCGCGGCCGCGGCGGCGGCAAGGGTGGAAGTGCCGGCGGCCAGGATCCGAACTCCCTGGCTTCAAACGCGCGCGCGCGCCTTGTCGAAGTAATCGGCGAAGGTCCGATCTGGGGTTTGATGGATGGGGATGCCAGCATCCATTTCAGCCAGACCCCAGTTCGCAACAGCGACAACTCCTACAACTATCCGAACGTCATCTGGGAAGAGCACAAGGGCTATCCCGACGATGGCCACTTCAATGGACAGAACGGTGTAGAGACGCCGCACGAGGTCAATGTCGAGGTAAAAATTCCCTCGCCCGTCGTGCGGACCGTTATCGACCCGGACGCCGATGCCGTTCGCATCATCGTTCGTATTCCCGCGTTGTTTCAGGCCGATTCGAGCAACGGCTCCATCCGGCGCACCGATCTTTCCTACGCCATCGACGTGCGTGCGAATGCCGGCGCCTGGACGGAGGTGCTTCGCAACGAGATTGAGGACGAGAAGGCGACGAGCCCCGTCCAGATCAGCCACTACATCAAGCTCCCTTTTCAGGGTGCTCCCTGGGACATTCGCGTTCGCCGGATCACGCCGGACTCCACCGACGATAATCTCCAGAACGCGCTCTGGTGGGACACTTTCATCGTCCTGGTCGAAGGCAAGTTCACCTATCCCAACACCGCCGCGATCGCGCTGGAGGTGAACTCCGAGGATATGGGCTCGTCGGTTCCCGACCGCGCCTATCACGTCCGCGGCCTGCTCATCAAGGTTCCGTCGAATTACGACCCGTTCACTCGGGAATACACCGGCATCTGGGACGGCACCTTCAAGATCGAGTGGAGCAACAATCCCGCCTGGGTCTTCTACGATCTGATCACGAGCGACCGCTACGGTCTTGGCGAATTTGTCGATGCTTCGATCATCGACAAGTGGTCTCTCTATGCCATCGCGCAGTATTGCGACCAGTTGGTGCCGAGCGGCTACAAGAACGGCGATACGGGCGAGGACATCTACGAGCCCCGTTTCTCCTTCAATGGCGTGCTGAACTCGCGCGACGAAGCCTATTTCGTCCTGCAGCAGATCACTCAGGCCTGGCGCGGCATGGTTTACTGGTCCGCTGGCCAGGTAATCCCGACGGCCGACATGCCGGCCGACCCGGTGAAGATCGTGACGCCGGCGAATGTCATCGGCGGAGATTTCAGCTACTCCTCCACGGCCATGAAGGCCCGGCACTCGGTCGCCGTCATTTCCTGGAATGACCCGAACGACTTCTACCGGCCGGCCAAGGAAGTGGTCGTCAACCAGGCGATGCTCAATCGCTTCGGCTGGCGCGAGAAGTCGCTTCAGCTCACCGGCTGCACGAGCCGCGGGCTTGCGCATCGCTACGGCAAGTGGGCGCTCGATGTCGAGCAAAATGAGACCGAGACCGTCGAGTATTCCGCGAGCTGGGATCACGCCGACGTGCGCCCTGGTCATATCATCGCCGTCGCGGATCCGAAAAAGGCGCAGATCCGTCTCGGCGGCCGTATCGTTTCCTGCCTCGACACCACGGTCGAGCTTGATTTCGACTTCGAGCCGACCGAGGACGAGACCTACGAACTCATGCTCACGATGCCGGATGGCACGATCGAGCGCAGGGCGGTCCTCGCATTTCTCGACGAGCGGACGGTTCGGCTCGCCACACCTTTCAGCCAGGACGCGCTTCCGAACGCCGTCTTCACGATCGTCGGCTCCGATGTTGTCCCGCGCCAGTATCGCGTCATCTCGATCCAGGAGAAGGAGGAGAATATCTTCTCCGTCGTGGCTCTCTTCCACGACCCCCAGAAGTATGACCGTATCGAGCATGGCGTCGCCTTCGAGCCGCTTCCTTACACGAAGCCGCGCACCGCGGTCGCCAAGCCCACGAACGTATCGGTTCGCGAAGAGGGCTACGTCGCCAATGGCGTCACCTATTTCAATCTGATCGCCGCCTGGACGCCGCCGCTGAATGAGATCGTGCGCGGCTACATCGTCAACGTCGACACGCCGACTGACGGCCGCATTCTGCTCGGCACCCTTTCAGGCACGTCGACCGACCTGAAGAACACGACCTCCGGTCTCTACATCTTCTATGTCCAGACGGTGAACTATCTCGGCCAGGTCTCGGAAGCCGCGGTCTTTGAATACGAGGCGACGGGTCCGTTCGGCTTCGCGCCGCCGATCGTGACGGATCTTCATCTGAAGAATTCGCCGAGCTCCAACCAGTTCACCGGCCGCGACATCCGCGCCGTCTGGAAGAATAATTTCGCCAATTCGATCGACCCGACCTCCGACGACGGGTCGAGGCAGCATGTCGTCTCGCCGCACTATTCGCATAATATCGTGCGGATCTACCGCACCGACACGGATGAGCTGCTGCGCGAAGTGCGCGTGGTGGGCGAGGAATACACTTACGATTTCGCCAGCAATCTGGGCGACAATATCGCTGCCGGATACCTTTCGGCCACTCGCTCCGTGCGCTTCGAGGTTCAGGTCTACGACATCTACGGCCGCACGACGCCGCCGGCCACTGCTGTCTTTTCGAACCCCGTGCCGGCTCCGATCGCGCCGACCTACATCGTCACGGGCTCGACCATCTTTCTGTCCTACCCCTCGGCGACTGATCTTGATTTCGCAGGCGTTATCCTCTGGCGTTCGACAGAGGCCGGCATCGATACGACGACCGATCTGCCCTTCTATGACGGAACGGGCAATCCGATCGTTATCCCTGGCGATCACGAGACGACCTATTATTTCAGGATCGCCGCCTACGACGATTTCGGCAAAACCGATCTCAACATCTCGTCCGAATTCTCGATCACGACCCTCGCCGACGGCTCGGACACTGAGGCGCCGGACGTGCCGACGAACTTCGAGCTGACCTCCGTTCTGACGACGGACGGCCGGGCGACTCTTATCGGCACCTGGGACGCGAACGGTGAAAGCGACCTCGCGGGATACGACCTCGAGCTCCGCCAGGCCGGTGGCAACTTCGTCGCCATTCCTCTTGTGGGCAATCGGTATGAGCTCGACGTATTCGCCGGCACTACCTATGAGGGCCGCGTCCGGGCGCGCGACAAATCGGGCAATATCTCGGCCTACACGAGCATCGTCACTCATGAGGTGATCCAGGACGTGACGCCGCCGGCGGCCGCGACGGATCTCTCGCTGAGCGTTGGTCTGACCTCGCTCTGGATGAAGTGGACCAACGCGGCGGACGCCGATCTTTCGCATGTGGAAGTCCTCGAGGCGACGACAAACGACGACGAAGACGCCGTAGTAATCGCCGAGGTTCGCGGTAACTCCTTCAGCCGCACCGGGCTTCCGTCGAATGTGGAGCGCTTCTACTGGCTCCGGTCGGTCGACTTCTCGGGCAACAAGAGTGCGCTCGCCGGCCCGGTGAGCGGCACGACGGCTCTTTTGCCCGACGCAAAGCGCATCTCTTTCGAGGGACTGCTGCTCGTTCCGAACTCGCCAGCCGCAAATTCCGTGAGCTGGGCGGCGTTTACCATTACCTACGGCATCCCCGGCGGCGCTCCCGTCGTCGCGGCGGTGGACGCCGGCAATGCGGAATGGAGCGCCGGCTCGCTCTACCTCTACTACGTCGAGGGCGAGACGACGCTGCGCACCACGGCGAGCGCTGCGACGATCTATACCGATAGCGGCCACCTCGTCGGCGTCTATCGTGGCGGCACCGATGTCCAGCTCGCAAACGGCCAGGTGATGCAGGATGGCGGCAACCTGCTTGCCCATACGGTTGGGGCGAGCCAGCTTGTCGTCAACGACGCCATCATTACGAATACGCTTCAGCTCGCCGACGCGGTTATCACAAGCGCCAAAGTTGAAAGCCTCGATGCCGAAAAGCTTCAGGCCGGCACAGCTCTGGCCGGCTCGATCACGGTGTCTGGAACGACGCTGGACACGATCAATGATCGGGCTGAAGACCCCGCTGCCCAGGTCAATACCAAGACGACGCTTATCGACCCCGGCAAGATCGAGATCTCGGGCGGCACGACGCTGGCTTCCTGGCGGAATGGCACCGATGCAACGAAGATCGAAGGCGGTTCGATTGCCGCCAACACGATCGCGGCAAATGTGCTGAATATCGGCCTACGCGGCGTCACGATTGAGAATATCACCTTCGAGCACAACAGCCCGGTGGCAAACAGCGTGAGCTGGACCGCCGGCAGCATTCGCTATATCGACGATGACGGCTCGGCGGCCTCGGTTGACATCGAGGCTGGAAACACGCCCTGGACGACCGGCACGGTCTATCTCTTCTGGACCAAGGGCGCCACGACGATTTCTGTCACCACGGTCTTCGCCACGGCGAATTCGGCCAGCAACGTGCTCCTGGCGACCTATCGGGGCGGCATCTGGCTCGTCGCCAATTACGGCCGCACGATCATCGACGGCGCCTCGATCAAGACCCAGTCGATCGATACGGATCAGCTCAAGGTCGGCGCTGTCACGGCCGACATCATCAGCGTGACCTCGCTTTCCGCGATCAGCGCCAATCTGGGCGCCGTGACGGCCGGCTCGATCAATATCAACGACCGTTTTACCGTGAGCTCGACCGGCGACGTGACGATCAAATCCGGACCGACCGGCGCCCGGCTCCAGATCAGCAACCAGTTGGTCGAGGTCTATGACGCCAGCAACACGCTTCGGGTGAGGATGGGTATCTGGTAGCACATTTCGTGCTTTACCCGTCCCATGCCCCAGTGTATTGTCAGTAAGTGCTTACTTATCTCTGCGGAGTGGGAGATGGATCAGGAACGGCAGGAATTTACGATTACGTCGAAGAACCTGTCCTTCGTCCTGTCGCTCATTTCGCTCTGCGTCGTGATCTATGGCGGCGTCGCCCAGTATGTCCGCATGGAGGCGCGCACGACGGCGCTTGAGGTTGCGAACACCCGTCTATCCGACGAAGTCTCGAATCTCAGCAAAGCCGTGACGGATCTGACCCTCGCGGTTCGCGAGCTGCAGGTCATCCAGGATCAGCGGGGAAAGCGGTAGTCATGCTTCCTCGCATTCCTCTCCGCCTTGCCAAAAACTGGCGCGAAATTCTGAAGAAAGCATGGAGCGTGCGCCTGCTTATGCTGGCTGCGATTCTGTCCGCAATTGAGGCGGCTATCCCCTTTCTGACGTTCATTCCCGCTCCCCAGGGCGCTTTCGCGCTCTTCTCCGCCCTTGCGACCGGCGCGGCCTTTGTCGCGCGCCTTATGGCGCAAAAGGATCTTGAGGATGAGTTTTGAGCCGGCTTCGCAATAAGGCCGCTGTGGCAGCGCTCGCCGTCTCATTGGTCGGCGGTTTCGAGGGTCTCCGGCAGGTGGCCTATCTCGATCCGGTCGGAATTCCGACTGCCTGCTTCGGCGAAACCAAGAACATCAAGCTCGGCATGAAGTTCACGCGCGAAGAGTGCGACGGCATGCTGATCGAAAGCCTCATTCGCCACGAAAAGGGAATGATGCGCTGCACCAAGGTTGACCTTCCGGACGAGCGCTACGTCGCGCTGCTCAGCTTTACCTACAATGTCGGCGTCAACGCCTATTGCACCTCGACGCTGGTTCGCAAATTGAACGCCGGCGACACAAAGGGCGCTTGCGACGAGCTGCCCCGATGGAACAAGGCGAAGGGTATTCCTCTTCCTGGTCTTACAAAGCGGCGCGCCGAAGAGCGTGAGCTCTGTATGAAAGACGCTGCTTGATGCACGCCGGATACAAGATTCTTGTCCTTCTTGCGGCCGCAGCGACTATCGCTATCGGTGGCTACAAGGTCGGCTATTACGAGGGTTTCGACGACCGCGGGAAGATCTGCGCGGCCGATGCCGAGAAGAAAAAGAAGGCGAACGAAAATGTTGCTTCCGATGCCGCCAAGGATCTTCGGGACAAGCTGAGCAAATCTCAGGCCGAACTGGCCGAGCTTCAGGAACAACTAAATGAATTGGATAAGGCCGCCGCTGCGGATCCTTCCGCTTATCAGTGTGGGCTTTCTGGTGACAGCGTGCGGCGCATTGACGCCGTCAAGTGAAGCGCCGGTTCACCTCCCGCCCATTCCTTCCGAAATGACCGTTGCGCCCGAGGCGCAAAGTCTCCCCGTCGGCGTCGAGCGGATGCCGCAGATCGATGTGGAGCGCTACTGGCGGATGGACCGGGCGTCTCTGAAGACGTGCCGGTCCAATCTCCGGAATGTCGTCCAGTTCTACGAAGAGATGAGCCGGCAGTATTCTTCCCCGGAAGACTGATCCGAATCTCGTCTATTCTTAGATATTCTTTGTGTAACAATAGTATAAGACGTGAAACGGACCGGGATGAAAGATTACACGCGGGAAAAGCGCTTCGCTGAAGTCTATAATGACAGGGAGAACTATCCATCGCTGGAGGCGGTGGCCAGGGCTCTCGGAAGGTCTGTGAAAACAGTCAAGAATTACGCTGGAATACTCCGGTCTCGCAGGAAGAACGACAAGAAGATTCCGGAATTGCAGTGGCGTATGCCGATGCTGTCCGAGCAGGATGAGAAGCCGCGTATTTCTCCTGCGGGACACGCAAAGGTTCGCGCCGCGGCGCTCGCCGGTGAGATGAGGACGCTTTTGAACATCTCTGACTATCCGGTGATCAATCCCGAGGCGATGGTTGTGCAGGAGCGAATTGCCTTTCGGTATGATCGCGTGCTCGGCCGGCATGTCGAAACGGAAGCAACGCCGCGGACATGGCTAACGGACACACTTCGCGTCGCGCCGATCAAGAATCCCAAGGGGCGGCGGTTTCTCTTCTCAGGCGCGCAGAATGACGCGCCGGTCGATATGGCCTTCTGGGCAAACCTCAATGCTTACGCCAAGAAGATCGGCGCCGAGATCATTGTCGGCCCCTGGACCTACGAGACGAACTGGTGGGACGAAAACAACCCGGCGAGCCGTGACTACGATCCGGTTCTACAGAAACATCTCTGCTTCGGCCAAATGGAGATCGGCGGCGACTTCGTATTCTGCGGCGAGATGAATACGCTGCCGACCGCGAGTCGGCCGATCTCGGATCTGACCACATATTCCTGCGGCCGCTGGGCGGTGTTTCCACATGCAAGGCTGCAATTGATCTCCGTGCCGTCGACGGATGGATCGCAGGCGCATCAGATTATGACCACCGGCGCCGTAACACGGCCGAGGGTCATTCCGCGGAAGGCGGGTGTAAAATCCATCTTCCATCAGGTGATGGGCGCGACACTGGTTGAATTCGACGATGACGGCGACATCTTTCCTCGCCAGATCAATGCCGCAGATGATGGCAGTTTTTACGATCTCGACGCCTTTGTCTCGAATGGTCAGATCACGTTCGGTCACAGGGTCAAGGCTCTCACGACCGGCGACGTGCATGCGGCCAAGCTCGACCCGATCAACTCTCTGGCCACCTTCGGCTTTGAGCTGAATGGCAATCGCAGGCGGAAGGATAATCTGCTTGCGCTGCTCGATCCTGAATATCTGCTGGTTCACGACGTTCACGATCACGAAAACCGGAACCATCATCACGAGCGCGATGTGAGCCACAATTTCGAGATGGCGATCCGCGGACGCGAAAGTGTGATGGGCGAGGTTCAGCGCTCCGTCGACTTTCTTACTTCGCTCGATGCGCCGCGCACGAAAATTACCGTCATCGAGTCCAATCACGATCTCGCCCTGGAGCGGTATATCCGCGAAGGTCGGTATCGCATGGACGGTGTGAACTTTCGGACCGGCCTCATGCTTGATGCCGCCTATCATGATTATAGGGCTGAAGTGGCAGCGGCTCTCGATTCTGGCAAGAAGCCGCCGAAATTCTCCCTTCTGGAATGGGCTATCCGTTATCTGGGCGGTAAGACCGTCGACCACATTTCCTGGGTGTATGACGGTGACTCCCTCATCCTGGATGGCGTTCAGGTGGGTTTGCACGGCTTCCGTGGCG